CACACCGGACAGGAGAGCGGCTGCACGCCCTCGCTGGTCAGGCTGTAGAGCTGCGTCGGCCCCATCCAATAGACGACGCCGTTGGCCGCCGCGGCGGCCTTGCGCGAGATCAGGCCGCAGCCGGTGGCGATTTCCTGGAAGCCCCAAACCCCCGGCAGGTTGATGTACTGCATCGACCAGATCGAGAGGTCGGTCCACAGCAGACCCTGCTGCGGTCCCTGGATGCCGCCGACGATCTTGGAGCCGCGCGGCAGCCGCCACTTCCCGGCCTGATTGGTCGGGAGGTCGTTCCACTGGTTGAAGTTGTTCACGTCGCACCAGCGCACCAGCAGCGGGTCCTGGATGCCGTTGTCGGTCGAGCCCCAGCAGATGATCTGGCGCTGCGGCATGGCGACGAAGAAGCCGTCGTTGATGGTCGGCGCGGTCGGGATCACCGAGGCCTGCGGCGAGCCCGAGAGCGGGTCCCACTGGTAGATCGGCTGGTTGAGGGTGCCGTTGATCGGGCAGCTCAGCAGCACCTCGCCGAAGTTATCCAGCGTCCAGTCGGTGGCGTTGATCTGCGTGCCGGTGGCCGGGTTGGCCGGCGAGCCGGCGCCGCCGAACGGACCCTGGCCGAAGCCGCCCTGGCCGAAGCCGGTGGGCGGCAGCACCGGGCCGATGCCGAACGAGTACCCCAGGCGCGCCTTGCCGCCGTTGATCGAGACGGTGCCCGCGGCGGTCGCTTGGTTCAGCGCCAGGATGCGGAAGGTGCTGGTCGAGAGCACCGCCTGGACGATGTAGTTGCCGGCCGGCAGCGTGAGGCCGCCGACGTTGACCGGCACCAGGATGGGGTAAGTGTTCTCCGCGACGTAGCCGTGGTTCGGCAAGGTCACCACGACGGCCGGCGAGCCGACGGTGGTGGTGAAGGTGGCCACCACGCCCGGCGCGTCGGTGGTGGCGGCCGGCAGCGGGTTGCCGAGGATGTCCACCGCGGTGATCTGGTAGTGCGTCGCGTCCACCTGCTGGATCGGGTACTGGCCGAACAGGATCAGGCCGCCGACGCTGACGTGGGTCTGGATGTAGACGCTGTCGAAGTTGGTGAGGCCGGTCTTCACCGTGTCGAGGATCGTCACCAGCGGCGAGCCGGCGGTGGTCGAGAAGCCGCCGATGGCGCCGTTCAGGGTGAGGTCTTCAGTGGACGCGGTCGGGGTGATGTCGATGACGTTGCTGGGGCCGTTCAGCGTCACCGCCAAGCTGGTGCGCCCGCCGTGGCTGTCGGTCCCATAGGCCAAGTGGGTGACGGCGTTGGTGTCTTCCCAGCCCCAGAGCGCGCGCACCGGCGCCGGCGTCGGCGCGGAGAGGTACTTCGTCCAGCCGCCGAGCTTTTGGACCATCGGCTGCCCGCTGTTGTCGAACTGGTAGCGGATGAGCTGCGAGGCGCTGATCCCGTACTGGTTCAGCACCGGGGTCCGGTTGACGTTGACCCCATCGGCGAGTTCGACGGCGGCGTGCGGCATGGCGCGTCACCTCGTCGGGGTCGCGACAGGCGACTTGGGCAAGGCGGTCCAGGCGTCGGCTTCCCAGCGCCGCTGGAACTCCTGCTTGTCCGCCCCGGCGAGCAGCGTCTCGTACTGCTGCTCGTAGGACTGGGCCATCTGCGGGTCGTCGGACTGCCGGCCGAAGTCGCGCTGGTAGGCCGAGACGTAGATCATGCACGCCATCATCAGCAGGTCCGGCAGCCACGTGCTGATCCAGGTCGTCTTGGTGCCCGCCTCGGCGGTGGTGGCGTAGCTGGCCAACGTCGGCGCCCGGCTCTCGCCGATGCAGGTGACCTGATAGGGCGCGTCGGGCGGCGGCCCGAGCAGGATGACGGTCGAGGTCAATCCCTGGGTCGCGGTGTCGCCGCCCTCCAGCGCCATCACCTTGGGCGGCGCCGGCGCGGCATTCGCCGGCCACACGGTGAGCATGTAAGGTTTGCTGACAGGCAGCATCGGGGTCGGCGTTCCGCCGATGTTCACCAGCACATCCTGGACGGTGATCAGGTCGGAGGGCGGCACCAGCAGTTGGTTGGAGCCCTGGACGAGCGTGTAGGGGCCGCGCGCGATCTGCTGGTTGAGCAGCTCCATATCGCGCTGAATCCGCTGCTCAGCGTAGTTGAGCATCATCGGGATCAGCGCCGTGAACTCGGGCTGATTGGACGGCGTCGTGACGCCGCTCACGACCGAGTATTGGTAGGGCGCCAGCAGGCAGACCTGGGTGACGAGGCCGTTGTAGGTCAGGGCGGTTGGCTGGGCCATTAGGGGCCCTCGTCAGGCGTCGGCGCCGGCGGGATCAGGGGCTCACGCGAGAGCGCATCGAAGGCGGGCGGCGGCTCGCGGCTGACAGCCGGCGGCATCTGCTTGCCATCGAAGGGGTTCAACTCCAGCAGCGTCGTGCCGACCGAGCCGAAGTAGCTGGGCAGCACGCCAGCGTCCTTCTCCAGCGCCAGCAGCAGATTGTTGATCACGGCTCGGGCGTACTGCACCTCCAGCGCAAGTTGCGGGTCGCCGACCGCGTCCTGCAGGATTGTCAGCGCATCGCGGACGCGGACGCCTCGGGCGTTCATCTCGCGGGGGTCGATCATCACATCGGTCCTTGTACGCCCATCACCCACCACCAGCCGCCGGGGGTCGCAGCGTTGTTGTTCCCGATCCACTTCATGCGGACGATGGTGCTTTGGTTGGCTTGACCGATGTTGAGAGTCGGCGCGGCGGCGCGCACCGTGGTGGCGTCCCACTGCAGGATCATGCCGCCGCTGATGTTAGCGGCCGGCGTCAGCACCAAGTCGATGTCGACGATCATCCCCGGCCCGAGCGGCTGGAGGCCCAGCACGGTGTTGTTCTGGTAGATGGTGGCGGAGACGTTGGCCTGTTGGAAGAACGTGTTTCCGATGGTGAACGGCGTCGAGTTGATGACCACCCCAAAGCGCGGCGGCGCGGTGTAGGTGACGACGTTCTTGTAGGAAAACTGGCCGACCGTGCCCTCGCCAGGGCGGATGAACTGGCTCGCGAGGCCCTGCGGCGGCCCGCCGCGGTTATCCATCCGGCCGATGGCGCCGACCTTGCCGAACGGCAGTTCGCACTGATCCAGCGCCCCGACGCCGTACATGATGTCGAAGTCGATGACCATCTGGGTGAGGCCGCCGTCGGGGATGCCGACGCTCCAGTAGCCGAAGGCGTCGACCCCGTACTTGGCCGAGTTCGCCGAGTTGCCGTGCCCGTCCTGCAATTCCCAGAGCGGCTGGGTGGTCGAGGCGTAGCCGGTGAACATCGCCTCGCTGGCGACCGTGCCAGGCGCCGTGTTGAGCCCGTAAACGCCGACGCCGCTGACCGTGTTGGCGGTCATCGCCGAGCTTGGGACGATCAGCGCGCCGCCGCTCAGCACGTAGGTCCCAACCCCGCCCGCCCCGGTGACCAGCGCGTTGATGGTGAGCTGCTGGGTCATCCCGGCCGGGCCGCCGGTGACCGGTACGTTGACCGTCTGGCCGACGCCCAACGCGCCGCTCGCCAGAGCGGTCACGGTCAGCAGGTGCCCCTGGCCGCCCGCGCCATCGTCGATGTGGCCGGTGAAGGCGGCGCCTTGGCCGCCGACGCTCAGCGCCCACGACGCAGTCAGCGCCGCGCTGGGGACGTTGATGGGCGTGTTGACGTTGTAGAGGCCGATGCCGCCAGTGGCGCCGCTGATCTGCGCGCCCAGCACGCTGTACGTCGGGATGCCCGGCCCCCGGATGTACTGGCCCGTGACCAGCTTGCCCGAGGCGACCGCCGTCACGTTCAGCACGGCGCTGGTGGTGATCGAGCCGGTAAACGCGCACTGCGGGACCAGTTGCAGCGGGGTCACGTTGTAGGTCCCGGCGCCGCCCACTGGGCCGCTAGCTTGGCTCAGCACCACCGTCCCGGCCGAGACGCCCGGCCCGCTCAACGGCGCGCCCAGCACCACCGCGCCGTTGGCGACGTTGGTCACCGTCAGCACCGTGCCGCCGTTGGTCCCGCCGGTCCCGTCATCGACGTAGCCGGTGATGGCGGCGCCGGCGTTGGTGATGGTGGGCGCGGGGTTGCTCGGGATGCCCGCGCCGCCGAGCGCCTGCCCCGCCGCCAGCGTGCCGCTCTGCACCGCCGTCACCGTCAGTTGGTTGGCGTTGATCTGCCCGGTGAAGTTGGCGCCCAGCGTCGAATTGAAGGCCAGAGTGTAGACGCCGGCGCCGCCCGGCGTGCCCGAGGTCTGGGCGATCAGGAAGTTGAAGCTGGTCGCGGACGGGCTGGCGCCCAGCAGGATCGGGTTGGTGGGCGTCCCCCAGATGGTGGCCACCGTGCCTGCCGTCTGGATGTACCAGCCGCTGGAGGCCGGGTGCTGGTTCAGCGCCTTGCCCCATAGCGCCTGGGTGACGCCAGAGCCATCGGGGAAGGCGCCGAAGCCGGGGACCATCACCCAGTCGCCCGCGTTCAGCGCCTGGGCGCTGGAGAACAGGTTGAAGCCCTGGGCGATGGTGACGCCCCAGCCGGTGGCGTTGCGCAGGAACTGGCCGAAGTGGGTGACCGCGCCCCAGTTCGGCGCGACGCCGCCCGAGGAGCCGAAAATCTTCCACCAGTGAGCACCGGACGCGGCGACGGCGGCGTTCAGCGTTAGGGTGTTGGCAGTGTTGGAGACGATGGCGTTGGAGGCGACGTTAAGGCCCGAGCGCATCCAGATGCCGAAGCCTGCCCACTGGTTGACCGTCCAGCCGGGGTTGCCGGGGTAGACGATGACAGTGGTGGTCGATGAGGGGTCGGAGAGGAACCAGGGCGCCCCGCCGTCGTCCGCCTGCATCACCGTGCCATAATTCCCGACCGGGTTGACGACGCTCAGCATGGTGCCGGGCGGCGAGTGCGCGTTGGGCGCCCAGGCCAGGAAGTAGCCGCCGCACGTCCAGTTCAGGACTGAGGACTCGTGACTGAGGTCGGTCATGCCGACCACGCTCTCGGAGCGGCAGCCAATGACGACGGACGACTCGGTGTTCACCGACTGTTGGTAGAAGTCGGCGCCGCCCAGATGGATTTGAGTCCGCTGCGGGGCGGCATAGTAGTTGGTGATGCTGTCCTCGCAGAGCATCGTGTAGGCGCTGAACGAGCCACCGAAGGCGCCGACGCCGTACCGCGGGCAGGACTGGGTCTGGCCGCCGAAGAAGGTGCCGGCGATGGCGTTGTCGCCGCCGAAGGTGAAGCCGTCGTTGAAGCCGGTCACCCAGCACTGGATGAAGACCTGGGTGTCGCCCTGCGCGCCGCCACCCTCGGGCGCGACCGCCACGCCGGCTTGGCTGGTCGAGCCGTTGCCGCCGATCACCCAGTCGTGGAAGGTGTTGTTCTCGGTGTTGAGGCCTGGGTTGCCGGCGGTGTGCGAGAGGCTGACGAGGTAGTTGGTCACCCCGCCCGACTGATCGGCCATGTTGAGGCTTACGACGCGGCTGTAGTCGAGGCTGTTGAACTTCAGCCCCGGCCCAACCTTCGACGTGCCGGTGGCGGTCCCGTACCAGTTGAGACTGGTCCCCAGCTTCGAGGCGAAGAACAGGTCGAGCCCGTCCCCGGCGCAGACCAGCATCTGGTTCAGATACATGGTCCCGCGCGGGCAGAAGCCGGGGACGTTCAGGTTCCTGGCGGTGGTCCGGTTCCACTGCGGGCCGCCGACGCCCAGCATCTGCTCGCTGGCGACGGTCTGCGCGACGGCGGCGATGTAGTCGCCGACACCACCCGGCGTGCCGTCCACCTGCGGGCCGATGGTGGTTCCAGGCAGCACGCCCGAGTAGCGCGGGTTCGGCGGGAAGAGCGGGTCGACGATCTGGTCGCCCACCGTCACCGTCTTCGACGGGTTGCCGTAGCTGGGGATGGTGAGCAGCTCGCCCTCGATCCAGCCGTGGAAGGTGTTGCCGCTCGCCGTGGTCATGTCCAGGCCGGCGGTCGCCACCGGAGCGCCGGTCCAGTAGACATTCGGATCGGCGGTCAGGGCGACGACGATGGTGCCCGGCTGCACGTTCGGGCCGGTGATCGCTTGCCCGAGCGAGAGGTAGCCCGCCCCCGACAGCCACTGGGTGACGGTAAGCTGGCCGCCCGCCATGCTGCCGATGAAGGTCGATTGCGGCACCGAGCGGTCGGCGGCGCAGGCGTAAATCCACTCCTGCAGGCAGGCGAAGTCCCAGTAGGTGCCGACCGGATAGGGCTGCGCCGTCTGCACACCGACGCCGCCGTCATCGGCGAGGCCGATCCATTGCGGGTTGGCGGCGATGTCGGCGGCGGTGATCTTGATCGGCCCCGAGCCCAGGGTGGTCGGGTTGCCGTTGGCGTCGGGCGGGCCTGAGTAGAACCACGCGGCGTTGATGCGCTCGTCGTAGACGCGATACCAAGTCTGGCCGGTCACGTCCTTGATGCGGGTGCCGCCGTTGTCGGTGTTGGACGGGCCGCGCACGAAGGTGCCGCCCTTCCAGGGATCGTCGAGGACGACGGTGGTGACCGACAGCGGGAACCCTGCGGCGCGCAACGTGGCGTAGTCGCCCACCACCGGCGCGCCCTCGCCGCCGCCGCCAGCCGTGATGCCGATGAGTTGGCTCAGCCGGATGCGGCGGTCGACGCCAGCTTGGTTGATCCAAAACTGCTCCTCGCCCGAGATGCTGATGGCGGGCGGCAGGTTGGGGATGGTCTGGAGCGGGTTGCCCATCACGGTTCCCCTTGGCCGGGCAGCAAGTCGCCGATGTCCAGGTCGCCAAACAAGCCGGCCCCGGCTTGGTAAACGCCGCCCGCGATCACTTGATACGTCGTGCCGCTGACGAAGCCGTAGATGTTGGTCGCCGTCGGTCCCCAGTAGTTGTTGGCGTAGGCGTTGCCGGTGATCAAGGCGAGCAAGGAAGCGTTGTTGAACTGGCCTATCAGGTGGTCCGCAGGCGAGGCGGGCAGATTGCTGACGGCATACGGGACGTAGCCTGCCAAGCCAGGATACGGGGCAATCGGGAAGCCGCTGATGCTCAGAGCGCCGGCGGCGGTCGTGAAGGTCAGCGAGAAGCGCACGTTGACGTAGAACCAGACGAGGAACCCAAGCCGCCGATAACCGCCGGTCGCTGCGAGGACGTTGAACACCCCATCGCCGAGGGTCTGGACGCTGATGGTCGGCACGAAGGTGGTCGGGGCGGCGTCGCGGTCGCTCAGGTTCAGCGTCGAGGGCTGCGCGGCGGATGGAACCCCGGCAGTGGAGATGCCGGTCAGGAACTGGTTGGCGACGACCGCCTTGGACTGCACGCCGCCCAGCACCGCGGCGGCCGGGTTCGGCAGGTCGGCGCCGACGAGCTTTCGGAAGACCGGATCGGCCGCCGCGCCGGCGCCGGCCAAGAAGGTGTTGGCCGCGCCCGCGGGCGTAGCGGTGACCGGACTGATGCCCTGGCCGACCAGCACGCCGTGGGATGTGAAGTTGGGCGGCGGCGGCGGCTGCGGCGGCGCCGTGCCGGGGCCGAACTCGCTGGAGAAGCCGCCAGGATCGAAGGCCACTACCAGACCTCCCCACTGACCCGGTGACCGCTGGTGGCGGCGTTGATGCGGACCAGCACGCCGACCGCCAGCCAGGGGAAGGTGAAGTTCTGGCCGGGCTGCAGCAGCACCGTAGTGCCGTTGGCGGCGGCGTCGGTCGCGCCGGGCACGCCCACCATGTCGATGTAGAGGTTCTCGGCGGCCGACAGGCCCTGCGCGGCGGCGCTGAACGGGTTGGTCAGGAAGCCGCCGTAGATCGGTCCGGTGACCGCGATGACCGCCGTGCCGCCGTTGACGATGGTGGAGAGGTCGAGGGCGCGCGGAATCTTCGGGACGATGTCCGAGCCCGCCTGGGGCAGCACCTGGGGAGGGGGCACGGCGTAGTCCCTTCCGACCTGAGGAAGCTGGAAATACTGGCGTGGCATGCCGACCTGACTCATGCGGTCATCACCAGCGTGTTCGGTTCGAGCAGCGAGCCGGCCTCGATCCAGTCGTAGCAGCCGTAGCTGAAGACGGTCGCGGTGAGCGGCGAGACGCTGAAGATGCCGTCGGCCTTCGGGTTGCCGCTGCCTTGCACGGCGACCTGCTGGTTGGGCACCAGATTGTGGGCGACCGGACAGGTGACGCGGACCACCGGCGAGCCGTCGGCCATGATCGAGGTCACCGGGACCGGGATGCGCGCCCGCTGCAACGAGGTCTGCTGCGACCCTTCCGGGTTCACGACCAGCGGCATCAGCGGCTCCTCGGAGTAGCCGACCGGACGACCCACTGGCGTTGGGCCCATGACTACACCGTTCGTGGTTTGCATGGCAGTCCTGCCGGGGACCGGGATGCCGGTCTTGGGATCGACGGTCGAACCGAGGGTCAGGCCCATGTAGTCGGCCGAGGCCGCGTCGAAGTTCTCAGGCAGCGCGAGCTGCACCGGCATCGGGTCCGCCGGCAGCACGATGGACCGATACTTGTTCTCGTTGGGGGTGTCGTAGCAGGTGTCACAGACGAACAGCCACGTCGGCAGGATCGCCGCGCCGCGCCACTCCATCTGGTTCCTGAGGCGATTGCGCTGGTACCACATCCCGCAGCGCTGGCAGACGCCGAACGCCTCGGGGTGAGTTGCCGAGGTCCGCGCCCGGCCGGATCGAGACGCCCAGGCCATCGGTTACGCCCTGAAATACGGGGTGATCATCGGGGTGACGTAGAACGCCGCCTGCTCGGTGTTCTGGTTGGCGGCGATCTCGTAGGCCTCGTCGGCCAGCGTCTTCAGGCCGGCGGCGTTGCCCGGCATCCAGATCATCGCCAGCCGCTGCGCCAACGCCAGCGCGTAGGCCTCCAGGAAGTAGAACGGCACCTCGGGCGCGATCCCGCCTGGCAGGCGCGCGTCCTGGATTTGGCGGACCCGGTAGTAGCTGGCGCTCGGGTAGGTGCCGTCGGGGGTCAGGTAGAAGGTGATGGTCGGCGCCAGCAGGCGGTCGAACCAGTAGGTGGTCACCGCGCCCTGCTGGGTCTTGTTCGGGTAGCTCGCGTACTCGGTGCGGCTGACCGGCATGATGATGCGGTCCTGGCTGCCCGCGTTGGTCACATAGGCGTCGAGGATGGCGATGGTGTTCGCCGGCACCGAGTAGGTGTTGTTGCCGGGGATCAGCGGGATCGCCTGCAGGTCGACGGCCCAGAGATTGACCCCCATCGCCGACCAGCGGGCGTTGACCATGTTGGCCGCCATCCGGGCGCTTTCCATGTGCGCCTGGGTGAGCGCGGTCGGGCGCACGCCGGCCAGATTGAAGGCGTAGAGGGTCAGCTCGCCGAGGTCGGGGCTGTAGGTGAAGGTCCCGCTGGTGGCCAAGCGGACCCCCTATCGGTTCACAACGCCGGTCTGCACGAAGGTCGCGGTGACCGCGCCAGCCCCCGAGTTCAGCAGCACGCGGGCCCAGAGCGGGATGAACTGCCAGACGGCGAACTGCGGCGTCGAGGCGCCGACCATGCCGGCGTTGGGGTCCGGCAGCCACGTCACCAGATCGGGCGGCACCGGGTTGGTCGGCGACATCGGGTCGTCGTTGGTGATCTGCACGGTGTAGTTCGCTACGCCCTGCACATCGACCTGATAGGAGACGTTGCCGTAGGCCCAGGGGTCGAAGTTCACCCAGCGCGACTCGGCCTGCGAGGTGGTGCCGACCGAGACGTTGGCCAGGGCCGGCGCGGCGATGGTGACTTGGTTCACCGTAGCGAAGTTCAGCGCGGTGGTGAGGTTGCCGCCGTTGGTCGCCAGCGTCTCCTGGATCGGCTGGCCGTCCTCGTTGGTCCCGTAGACGGTGAAGCTGTTGCCGGCCGCCTCGGTGTTGGTGATCAGCACCTCTCGCGGCACGTCGAGCGTGCTGACCACGTTGGCGCGGAACTGGCGGGTGGCGAGCGGCGCCGGCGCCGGCGGGTTGATGATCCAGGTGTTCGGCGCGTCCTGGTCGGGGCCGACGATGACGCAGTTGGGCGGCAGGCCGTTGGCCATCAGCCGGGCGCCGGTCGTCAGTGCGCCGACGGTCGAGGCGGTGATGGTCAGTAGATCACCGGCGACCGACCCGGTACCCTGGAAGCTCTGAGCATACGAGCCGCCGGGCGGCGTCGGCGCCAGCAGCAGTTGACCAGCCACGGCTGCGCCCTGCGCGTTGCCAATCGCGGTGGCCGAGCCTGGGTTGGTGACCGGCCCGACAGTGACGGTGATCGGCCGCATGCGGACCTACCTCCCGTCAGTCGTCCATCGTGTGGCGGCCCTTCGGCTCGGTGCCGTGGTGCGCCGACGAGAACGGGTTGCTGTCGGCGCCAGTGCGCACCGCCCGGCCGCCGCCCTTGCGGGGCTTCCTGGCCGAGGTGTGCTTGCCGTGTTCGCCGCGGACGGGGCCGACATGCTTGGCGTGATCGAGGTGGTCCTGCATCCCCGACTCGTCCTTCTCGCGGTGCTTGGCCACCTTGACGCGGCCGGCGCTGTCGCTGGCTTCGCCGCCCCTGCGGCGGGCAATCGTCTTCATCTTTCAGACCCTTGGTTCTGTTCTGGTCTGGCCAGCGATCCTGGCTCTCTCTTCGGTTAGCTCGTCGGCGCGTTAAGCCCCTGGATGTACTCGATGATCACGAGCATCACGCCGGCGCCGGTGTTCGACGACGTGAAGACGAACTGCTCGTCGATGGCCCCGCAGTTGATCCAGTTCCCGAGCTGCGGAGCGACAGCGGCGCTGATCACCTCGGTCGCGGGCGCGGTCATGGCGCCGGCGGGCGTGAAGGCGATGGGGTTCACCGTGTTGCCGATCCCGAACGTCGCCGCCGCGCCAGTGAAGGCGGTCAGGATGATCGAGGAGATCGACAGGATCATCGACTGCGCCGGGATGATCAGGTCGGGCGAGACAAACACGCCCGCCGCCTGACCCGGCGAGGCCGCCTGGGTGACGCGGCCCACCTGGGCCATCTTGGCGAAGCCGACGTTGGCCAGCGCGTCGGCCGTCGAGCCGAGGCCAGCCAGCACGGAGTTGCCGCCGAAGTCCTTGATGTTGCCGGCGGTGATCGGCCCGGTGAACTGGGTCGCCGGGAAGATCGGGTTGAAGGGCGACTGGATGAGCTGACCCGGCTGGACGTTCATTCGAAGAACTCCTTAAGAGGTCGGGAAGCTTGCCCAGCCGGCGCGGGGGTTGTAGTAAGCAAACGAATAGCGTTCGTAAGCCTTGACCAGCAGGTTGTCAGTAACGAAGTCGACCTGCATGTCGGTTTCGAACGCAATACGGGTCATATAGCTGAGCCCGTCAATATTCGTCAGCAGGAACCACGCGAAAGGACTGGTGAGGAAGTCCATCACCATGTAGCCCTCGGGCAGGCCGCCCGCGGTCGAGTGGATCGCGTTCACGTCGTTGTCGGCGGTCCCCGGACGCAGCTCGGTCTTGGTGAGCCGGATCATCACCGGCTCCAGTTGCGGCGGCCCGATCAGCTTGCGGGCGCGGCTGAACATGCGCAGCCCGGCCTGATCCCTGAATTGCGTCCTGACCTGGATCATGCCGTTGAGCAGGCTCGCCTCGTTCAGGTCGACCGGCGTCGAGGCAATATTCGAGTAGACGCCGCCATCGATGGGATGGTTAGGCGCAAACAACGCAACTCCGTCTCCTCCAATAGTGGGATCGTATACGTTCCCAGTATTGAAGACGTTTGCGCCGTACAGCTCCTTAGTCTGTTGATAACTCTCAACAAGGCCAAGGTTACTCGGGTGGAACTGCGACTTGTAGAGGTTGTCGTCGATGGACTTGCGCGTCATCGCGTAGCCCAGGCCGATCTCGCGGTGTTCCTGGTTGAACACGAAGCGCTCGCCGGCCGCGTTGTCGAACTGGGTCTGGCCGCCTTCGGTCTTGAGCTGCGCGAGGCCCAGGTAGCGCATCTCGACGGTGCGCTCCAAAGCCATCTTGGAGCTGTGGCGGGTGAAGACCTTGTCCCACTGCGAGGGGATTTGCTCGTACTTCCCCTCGATGCCGCGCAGGCCGGGGAGGAGAAGATCGCGGATAGCCGCGAGATTGACAGCCATCGCGCTCCCCTATGCCTGAGCCGTCAAGCTCTTGGGCTCGACGTTGTTGAAGGCGACGATTGCCCAGTTGTACGGGCCGGCCTGGGTGCCGGGGCCGCCGGGCGGATCGACGATCAGGGACACGACGCGGAACGGAAGGGTCGGGGTGACCGCCCTCGCCACCGCCATGTCGATGTAGGCCCCCGAGAGCCCGTTGGCGGTGTTGCCGACGCCGTAGCCGAACTGGGCGTTCATCCCGATGTCGGCCTGCACGAAGCCGACGGTGGTCGAGTTGCCGGCCTGCACCCGGAAGCGAGCGTTCGGATCGTTGATGATCCAGCACCTAGCCGTGGTGCCGGCGGCGATGTCGCCGCCGCTCCAGTAGTTGGCCCAGACCGTCCGCTTCTGGCTGACCGAGAGGTAGCTGCAGCCGTTGAAGATGCCGGCCAGGACGCCGGCGCCGGGCCCTGGGCCCGTGGTGGCGCCGGCGATGGAGCCGTCTGCGAGGCGGAAGACCGGATCGCCGGTGAAGATCGGCGCCGTGGTCGACGCGATCAGCTCCTGCACCTGCTCGTAGGTCGGCACGGAGCCGAGCCCAGCCGCCTGTTGGAAGCCGAACGGCGCGTTGGTGTTGGGCACAGCCGAACGTCCCTGGGTGGGAAGTCCTGCCGAGCACCGGGCCGGTCGCAGACTTAGATTAGATGTTCAGGCCCCTCCCCTGGGGGGCCAACCGCGCGGAGACTGCCGTCAACTTTCTCGCCCCGTCAAGCATTTGTAAGATCGGGGCGCCACGCCAACCAAGGAGGCCGACATGGCCGATGCCGTCACCGCCACCCACGCGCCCGCGCCGCAAGCGCTCAGCGCCGACACCAAGCGCACGCTGGATGCGCTGCTGCACTACCGCACTGGGGGCGGCACCGACCCCAAACTGGAGGCCGACTTCGGCCACGAGGTCTGGCACGACGTGGCCGAGGGCCGTTACGGCGAGGGCGAGGCTATGGCGCTGCTGCAGGCCTACGCCTGCCCGGCCGCGGACGACCGCGAGCCGAAAGCCAAGCCGAAGGCCGAGCACGACGACGCGCCGCCGAAGAGCCACAAGGCCGAGCACGACGACGACAAGAAGCCGGCCGCGACCGCCAAGAAGTAGTTCAGAGCCAGCGTTCCAGATCGATCTGCGCCGCCCGCTGGGCCGCGCGGGCGCGCGAGGCGTCGTCTTCGACCGGCGCTGCCGTGGCGGGGCGCTGCGGGCGGATCGGCGCGATGAGCGGCGGCTCGGCCTGCGGATGATCGGCGCCATAGGCGGCCCGGCAGGACTTCGCCTGGTTGACCGCCAGGAGCCGCGCATACCAGTCGGCGTAGGCCTCCAGCGGCACGCCCTCGCGTTCCAGATCGCGCCACTGGTTCAGCACCGTAGTCGCCCTGGTGTTGACGAAGCTGCCCTTGATCAGCCACCGCAGGACTGGCGGCAGAGCATCGCAGGCCGCCACCTCCTCGTCGGCGTCGCAGCGCTCCAGCGCGCCACCGTCGACGCGACCATTGAGGTTGCGGCTGCTCATCTGGGTTCGCGCCCCGCCGCCTCGGGTGGGAACACCACGCCCTTGCCGTGCTCCCACTGGAACACGCGGAAGTCGTCGTCGTCGACGATGATCACTGTGGTGACGTAGCCCAGCCGGGCGCCGACGCTGCCGCAGTAGTGGTGGGCGGCCTCGACTGCTTCCTGGGCGTCGACGCCCCGGCGCACCACCTCGTAGGCGCCGTTGTCGAAGTACTGGATGACCGAGAACTCCACGAGGGAAATCCTCGCCAAACTTGCACGCGCGTCAAGGAGCGCTTTACGCTTGGTCCCACCTATGCGCGTCCGCATTTCCGAGGCTGAACGAGCGACCTGGGCCGATCTCGCGGCGCGGTACCGCTTCAACTATGGCATGACGCTGCAGGAGCGCCTCGACCTGCCGTTTATCCGCGCCGACGTGAACCACTGGTGGAGCATCGGCGGCCAACGCGAGACAAGGATACCCATTTCGGGTAGGTTGCCGCTTGGAACAAGCTAAGCAATAACACAACCTCTGGGTGGGGGAAGCTCAACCGCCGTCATTGACTGGCCGCCCAAAGCGTGGAATTTTTCTCGCCTTGTCAAGCGACGCTTGTCGGGTTGACGTAGCAAGCGGATAACGGTTGTAGGCTGTAGGTGGGTGGGAGCGAAGTCGAACAAGGATAAGCAATGGCTAAAGAGATTAAGACCGCCGCGCAGGTGGTCAGATCGACGATTAATCAGGATCGATATAGCACTGCTGAAGAGAAGCAGCACAGATTAGCGGTCGAGCGGGAGCGGGCCCGGCTCGAAAGTTACGAAGACCTCCGCGACGACGTACTTAGCGTCATCAAGAACGCCGGGATGTCGTTCGAGGACATCCACGGCAAATGCGGCCCGCACCCCTCCACGTTGCACAATTGGGCGGCCAACAAGATTCACGCGCCGCGACTCGGCAAGATGCAGAGCGCGCTACGGATCGTCGGCTACGACATCGGGATCGTCGAAGGGCGCCGCCATCCAGATAAGGAAGCGGCCGAATGAAGAACGGCATCGATCCGCACATGGAAGCGACGGTTGAAATGGTCACGCCCGAGCAGGCGCTCGCGTGGCTGACCAACGCCGCCAAGAACCGGCAGATCAACGACGCGGCGGTGCGGCGCTACGGCGCCGACATGGAGAGCGGGCGCTGGACCCTCAACGGCCAGGGCATCATCTTCGATGTCGACGGCAAGCTGGTCGACGGGCGCCACCGGCTCACCGCCATCGCCGCCACCGGCATCACGGTGCCCATGCTGGTGGTCAGGGGCGCCAAGCACGAAGCGTTCGAGACGATGGACTCGGGCCGCTCGCGCACCCTGGCCAACACCCTGGTGATCGACGGCCACAAGCATGCCGCGGCGACCAGCGCCACTGCCCGCATCTGCTTCGCCTACGTGGCCGGGGTGAACCTCAGGTTCAGCGCCACCCGCAGCGAGCTGCTCGACCTGATCCGCCGCCACAAGATGGTCGAGCACTACGCCGGCCACATCGCCAGCCGCGACTACCTGATCAAGGGCCTGGGCGTCCCCAGGAACAGCCTCGCCGCGCTCTGCGCCATCGCCAACAACGACGGCGAACGCGACCAGGACATCAAGGAGTTCCTCGACGGCTTCATCACCGGCGAGGGCCTGTTCCACGGCGACCCTCGGCTGACGCTGCGCCGCTGGTTGAACAAGACGCGCAACGAGGTCGGGGTAGGCGGCGCGCGCGTCGCCGAGCCGTTCTTCGCCGCGGCGGTCAAGTGCTGGTCGGCGTTCGCGAACAACAACGACCTCGGCAACGTGCGTCTGCCGATGCTGTTCAATCGC